TCATTTCACCACCCAACCAGAATTCCAGCGACCTGATTCTTTGATGTAGAGTCTTCCATTTACGATATCTCGATACTCGCTTCCAGGTGTGGCTATTTGTACTCCTTCAGGATTTCCAGTGCCAGCAATTATACTGTAACTAACGTCTGTGGCTAAATTCCTAACAATGTTAGCAGGAGGGTAAACGTTATCTGCAACAATAATATTTGAGCAACTTGCTGTTACATCTACAAAAAACTCATTGCTTATCGAGTTGTGATAACAGTTGTTACTAATCACACCATTTTTAGCAGATGAATCAATACCTATAACTGCGTCTCCAGTTATAGATTCAAATGAATTTGATGTCACAGTGAATCCGTGGCATTCGCAGTTAATATGGACGGCTCTTCTTCCGTTCATTGCTGTATTACCTACAATTGATATGTTTCTACTTAACAAAGTTCCTTTGTATTCGCCATCATCCTCAAATATATAGAATATCGCCTTAGTCGTATCAACTTTATTGTTGCTTGCAATCACATTAGCAATGTAATTCCCTCTAAGGAATATCCCATTACATGAATCGACTGTGTTTCCAGTGATGGAAACTCCGTCAACCCATCTCATATCAAGAATGGTGCCATCACAGGACTCAAAATTATTTCCTGATATCCTCCAGTCTCTGTGAAATATTCTACTACCTTTCAATCCGCTCTCAATAAATGTTGGTGTAAGGCATGATATCACAGAATTTCCAGTGCAATTTTTAAATGTATTATGATGTATACACACATCTCTTGATGTTTCCCGAAGAGTTGTGCTTACTTTCCTCCCGGTAAATATTATTGCTGGATTAGTGAAGTTTATAAATGTGTTTGAACCAATGTCAACATTTTCCCACCTAGAAAAGCCACGAATGCCAGAATAAGAATTACCATCAAAAGTACAATGGTGGATTTTTATATCAATAACTGGCTGCGCTCCATCTGTTGAACCGTGATTCCCTACGCCAACAGCCCATGACGGTAGAGATTCTGACGGTCCAAAATAACAACCAGACACTTTAATGCTAGCGATATTATCATTGCTGGACAATGGTGTTTCAATCTGAATAGCATCTGAAAAACGTCTGTTACCTGCCCAATCCATAAACCCCATAAAACGGCAGTTTTCAATACTAACATTTCTCACGCGAGACAAGTCTATAGCATGCGCCCCAGAAACATTAAGGAATGTGCAATCCCGAAATATAATCCCATTAGTAAAAACAAATTCAAATATACTGGCTTGGTTTTTGTATATATTGCCATTGTTATTAAAAACACCACCAAATACAGATATATTATTACCACATTCGACTTCAGATGTGTATATGCAAGCAAATGTATTTACACCTGTGTCTGAATTATCAAAAGCACGAATAATAGTTGCACCTCGTAGATGTAAACTTGTGTTTGAGTATATCATTATTTTTTTTGTTATTTTTATAAGCCATTCACTACGAAAAGTTAAATTCAAACATCCGTTTATCTTTGCGATATTTAAAGCATTCTGTAAGGCATCGCTATCGTCGCTTACACCATCACCTGTAACCCCAAACCATGACGGTGAAACCTCATTCCCGTAAACCCTCTTCCACCTTCTACCGTTAAAACCTACAAGAATTGTTCCGTCATTATCTTCTGATGTCGTATCTGTTGGGTCAGCATAGAACACCCCATCACCGCCATCGAACAAATTATTTCTTCCATAACAGATTATTTTGTCATTTGTGCCATTATATGAACGTATGTCTGTATAATTACCACCTCCTAAATACGATACCCCGTCAATCTGATTTAGTTTCTGCTGAAAAATGTCTGGATCATACTTCAGCACATTCGGAAAATAGAACTGCTGCGCACCATACGCATCATAAACAGCCATAGAATGGCCTTGCACAGTTACGAACTTGGCAATCTGTCCGTTATATACCGGATATCCAGCAGCGTTAATGATGATTGGTTGCGAAACAGGAACGTGAGAACCGTCTTCGTTCTCCACATAAACCTGAATCTGGTTTTCAGGATTTACCGGGTCAGTGTCAATTTTACCGATATAAATTTTGCCATTGGCTACGGCTTTAAAAGAACGCGCCATAGTGAAGAGTTGCGAAGGCATACTCACTACAACATTGGCTGTAATGTCTGTCATTTAATTTGCTCCAGATACAAGGAATCACCGCAGCGTGGCTACGGTTGGTATTTGTTGCATACCGAAACGGTACGATTGTTGATTTGTACAGTAGGTTTTACGATGCCATTCCACCCATTTGGTGAGGCATTGATGATGTACAGCAAATACGATGAGGCGCAGTTCCACTTGAGGCTTACGCACGAGTTGCACGCTAAGATTAAGCAGCGTGCAAAAATGAATAACAGGTCTATCAATTCCGAAATTGTGGCTACGATGGAAGAATCACTCTCCAAACCATCACCTGTAAGCGGGTATCGTGATGAAGAAGAGAGATTGGCCTCATTAATCTCGGAGCGAGTAAAAGAAGTTGCGGCTGATATCCTTAGAAAAGAAAAAACCCGCGATTAAGCGGGTTTAGTTGGTTAGTTATCAAAAAGTCCGTACGTTTCTTCTTCTTCAGGTGTAAGGGGAAGAATCTCTACTCTATCTATAGATACCTTTTCAATGTACCCATGAGGTCTACTTAAAATTAAAGCTCTCTCATGCCACAGAACTCCAAGAATGTGATACCTTCCAGCATCGCCTTTTACCCTGGCTCTTCCTTTGATTCTTGGCGGCATAATGCCATATTTTTTCTTTGCCATTATGCAACATTACTCCCATGAATCAGGTGTTGTAGTGCTTTAACACCTTCCTCATTGTAGCGGAACGCTTCCACCTGTTTGCTGGAATGCGCAGATTTATCCAGGAAGAACTTCCCGTACTGCTCAGTTTTGAGGTTGTTTGCGTTAGCAATGCGACCAATCTTGTTGGCCGTTACTCCAAGCTGCTCTGCAACCTCCCCTGCTGAGTAGTAATGCTCTTCTATTGCCGGAAGAGGTATTGCATTAAAACCAACGAGCGGGTTGATTATACTTGCTGCCGCTGTCTGCTTTGCCTCCGGCGCAAGATTTGGCATCAGATCGAACAGATTGGTAACAGCTTCAACCGTCATTTTCAATGTTCGCGCTTGACGATACTCAACAAGTCCACTCGCTGATTTACCGCTTTTAATGTGCGCTTCCTGCATACTTTCAAGTTTGTCTACAAGTGTTCGGCGAACTGCTTTAGATTCGCGAGCAGCAACACGAAGCGCCTGCTTGATAGTCATGGAGATAACATCAATGTCAGCCCCGTTTTTCCGACCTACACTTTTTGTGTAGGTCTCGCCTTCCAATTCATCCTCAATTTTCTCGATGAATTTGTTGTTACGTACTGATGGCTCTCCACATAACTTGCGAGCTTCATTAACCATCATCAGAAGACTTTGGCTGTCAATGGTTTTATCCGTGACAACGGATCCGATGTTTGCTACATTCTTAAAAGTCATTAGGCATTCCTTATGTGGTAGTAAGGGTGTGACATAGGCCGCCAGCAGCACACTGGCGGTTTTCTTTTGCGCCGTCCTGTGCACCAATCAATGAATCCATTCCTCGCCGCGAAGTTTTGCCAGCATTGGCTGAGCGTTCTTTACGACAAAATTGTTGGTATCAAGATTCTTCATTTCACGAAGAAGTGATTTCTTGGTTTCTTCTGACATGTAGCGAGTCTCATATGCAATATCGTAAATCCTTCCTGAAAGCTCAGAACCAATTTGCTTCATTCCTGGGTAGATGTGTTTGCACATTTGTTGACTCTTCTCCATCCACAATTGTAAGTAGCAGAGATTAACCAGTTCTTCGTCAGTAAACTGTTTTGCAATCGGTGAGCATTCTGCCTGCCGATCCAAAATATCCAGCACCCAGCGGCGGAACTCTTTGGCTACCGGAGTGCGAGCAAACATCGCGATTAGGTGGGCACCGCGTAGTGAGAAAACTCGCACTTTTTTGCGATAATTTCCTGAGGTACTCACTTCGAGTACCTGAGTCATTCCGGCGCTAAACTCATCGCTATACTTGTTATAAATCATTGTTACTGCACGACTATTTGCGTATTTAAGTGCAGATGCAATATTAGATGATGTAAACCAAACACCATGCATATCACGGGTGGGCACCAACTCAACTCCGTGGAAGTTGTAATCTGATTTTGCTACAATATTCATGTTAGTTTCCTTGCATACGGTTACTGACATAGAGGCCCGGTTTGTGTTCGCGCACTGCCGGGCTTCACTATTTTTATTGGATGACAACATCGCCCTTTGCCTCAAGTTTCATCAATAACTCCATTCGATAAGCTATCTCTGCCTGAATTGACCTATGGCATCTTTTTGCTGATTCGCGGATATGTGAATCAACCTTTTCTGTAAAACGAACCTGACGCGGCTTGATGGAAGATATCTTTTCAGTCATTATGCACTCCTGTTTTTAAAAAACTCATAATCTCACTTTTTGTAGTTTGATTATTCACTCACACTCACTATGAGTCAATGAATTTTTTATGGTGAACTAATGAATTTTGACGATCAATTCCCATCAAGAGTATCTCTGGCAAGACAGTCCAGGGGTATGACGCAGGCGCAGTTGTCGAAATTAGCTGGTGTTGTTCAACGTCAAATAGCTGCATACGAGGGTGGTGAGGCTAAACCACGGCTTCGGGTATTGCAGGCATTAGCCAACGCATTAGGTACTACGGCTGAGTGGTTAGCTCTAGGTGAAGGTCAGGGTCCGGGAACAAAAAACGTCATGCCTGACGTTCTGGTAAAGCAAATACCAATCCTCAAACTAGATGAAGTTATGCATTACCTAAACACAGGTGAACATTCATCGTCTAGATTTCATCCAGCAATATACAATGTTGGTGACTCTGCATTTGCATTGACTATTGAAGGTGAAGCTATGACTACAAGTTCAGGTATTAGTTTTCCCAGAGGATCGGTTGTCACGTTCAGCCCTCTAGTAAAAGCTAAAAGCAAAGATTATGTAATAGCATCATTGGATAAAGAGCAAATATTGAGCTTCAAACAGGTTTACATTGGTGAAATAGAGACAAACCTAGTATCCCTAAACCCAATGTATCCTAATATTCTTGTTAGAAATGAAGATGTTAGTATTTTGGCAACCGCAGTTTACCTTGAAATCCCGTTGCTTTGATATCCTTTAGGAAGCAACACATTATCATCTGGTATCCTGCACAAAACTAAGGAGGTTGGTGTGAGGCAATTTCTTGCTGCTATGTTCTTATTCATATCTTTTGGGGCTACAGCAGAGTGCTGGGTAGTTGGAGATATGCGCGGAATAAGCTATTCAGAACGAAATAATTTCCAACCAGAAGAAGATGGTTTTAGTGGAACATTCATCATTAAGACAAGCGGTGAAGATGCCAGCATCACATATTCTGGGGCAGATGCGGGCGGCATGGTTTACAAAGCATTGTCTAAAAACTCCATCATAGGAATCGGCGCAAATGGCGAAACTCAACGCGTTATCGACTCATGGGTAATACATCCTACTGGAACAGTTTTAATGTCAAAAACCATTTCCGGTTATGGAAATATGGATTCAACCAAAGCTTTTGTTGGAAAAGTAAAAAGAAAATGTTAACGATTGAATCCAATTCCCCATACGTTACTGCTGTGTTGCCTCAGTAGCAAACAGCGGTCTGATGGCATTCGCAGCATTATTCAGCGCTCTTTCATAAGCTGGCGTTCCAGCTTTAGTGTTTGCCAGACGTAAGAGCGCATTCCTTGTTGCTTTGGACTCATACAGGCGCATCATTGCACCGAAACCAGATTCAAGCGCCAGTGTTGCCCCAAGAGTCGCAGTTGCGCCAATCGTCCTTATCCTGTTAGCTTGCGATTGCCCCGTCTGAGTTACTACATTTGCGGTGTCTGACCTTGCTGTTTGCTGTAGAACTTCATGAAGAGCATCAAGCTCTTTCATGTGTCTCCCACTGAATATCGTGTTATAGATCTGACCGTCAGATTGCGACTTCAACTTATTTAACTCGGTAAGAAATTTTGTTGGCGAGTCTCCTGCTTTTTCTGCAATCTTGCTGATATAAGCAGCACGCATAGCGTTCTTTCCATCTTCACTAAGAGCAGGCCATATCCTCTTAATATCTGATGGTTTTCTGCTGAATACAACGCTGTTTATTAGCTCTGGAGTAAACTCTTTTTTAGCTTTGTTGAGATTATTCGCAATCCTTTTATTGAGAACCTTATTGAAGACGTTGGAGTAGTCAGAGTTTGCTTTGACGTATCTGGCGGCCTCTCCAGCCCCCAAATACCGCGCTGCGTTATTCCTCAAATCTGCCCCCATTGCCCTCTCCACGGCATCAGTTGCGGCTTTCGCGCTATTAGGAAAAACCATGGCATCTCCCTGAATGCTTTCCCTCAAGGCTGACCGCAACTCTCTCAATAGACCAAAATCTATATCTGGTTTAGCAAGTTCTTCTCGCAAATCGGATAACCCGCGAATCAAATCCTTATTTGCCACTTTCCCAAGCCTGTTAGCTCTGGTAAGTACGTTGTCGATAACCTTAATAGATTTTGATGTGTCAACTGGCGTGTCTCCCATTTTGGTTGTAATGTCTTCAATAACGCTTCCGGCCGACTCCTTCCTTGACTTCAGAGAACCATACAGATCGTCAACAACAACTGATGGGCTGTATTCACCATATTTCTCAAGCTGTTTTTTAACTAGCTGACTTCTTTTTGCATACTGCTCAGCTCGCTTTGAGCCTGTTCCCAGCAAAGCCCCCTCAGCATCCTGAGTAAGACCACGAGTGAAAGCATTTTTCGGCGGGATAACATCAGATGTCATTGGTGTCACGCCCATCGATTCTGATGTGGCAATTTTCTTCGCCACTTCTGGCGCAATATCACCTTTTATAGCCGTTATTCCACGCCCTATTCCCTTTGCTGCTGCGGAAAGAACACCCTGAGCGGCAAGGTTAACTCCGGCATTTTTAGCTGCATTTTGTGCGAAATCACCTTTCTGATTTGCGGCCTCTGCCAGTGATCCAATAGCCATGCTTCCTGCCGTTCCAACTCCTGGAACTAAATACCCGCCAATTGTTTCTCCAGCTTGAGCGTAGGGGTCTGTCGGTCGATCGACTGGACGATAGACATCATCCAAAACCTTGGGGCCACCAAGCCCCTGACTGATTGCATTAATCAGACTTGCGCCACCCTGCAATACGTCAAATGGTATGTTTACCAGACCACGACCAGCCTGTTCTGCAATTTGCCCTGCACTTTGACCACCAGTGAGCCAATCGCCAGCTTGTTGCATCAATGATGGTTCTTCCCGTGTTGGTGCATTATTGGCCTGATTAACTGTTTGTTGCTGAACAGCCTGACCAGCAAAATACTCATCAATGGCGGTGCCAATATCTTCCGTGCTCGTACCATCAGGGAAGGTAAATGTCTTACCGTTTGCAGTTACTTTCATCATTCCACCGTAAATTGAATGCCTGATTTTGAGGTATATGATCCAACCTGACTCCGTGGTTCTCCTGAAGGTGTCGAATCTTGTGCTGGCGCTGCGTCAGTATTCATTGACATATACCGCTTAACGGCACTCCCCAATGATTCACCTTTTTTAACATCCAACCCCAATATCTGACCGCCATTACGCGATTGTCCAGGGTTGCCATTCTCGCTCATCCACTCGGCTTTAAACTCATTAAACTGCGCGTTTCGTCGCTCAAGGTTTGCCATTGCATCAAGCCATCTTGCGACCGTCTCAGGGTTATCCATGTCAGTTGGCGCACCCTGTCTAACGATCTCAACGTCTTTATCCGTTGCTGGGCCGGGAGGTAGGAATTTAAGAACCTGACTGTTAACAAGGGCATTTTGGCGAATGCGCAAATCACGCAATGTCGTATCGCTTCCGGTAAGTTTTGCGAACATGTTCTGTGCGTTACCGAACAAACCTGTCGTTGGTTTTTCTGCTCTGAACTGTTGAGCAAGCGCACTCATGGAATTGGCTGAGTTTGATGATGCTGTGGCATTGTTTACAGCCGTCTCGATTCCTTTTTCCATGTTTACTGACAGCTTAGGTGCTTCGCTAATCAACTGCTGAGCCTTTTCCTGCGCTTGCTGCATCTTAAACCCGAACTCTTGCTGATCCAGAGCCAAGCGTTGTGCTGCGATATTGTGCCCAGTCATTGCTGACTGATAGGAAAGGTTTTGCCCTCTCGCCTGAAGTGCTTCACCAGCCTGATTGCTGCGGATTGTCTCTGCCAGCCTGCCTCGGTCAATTTCACGACCAGCCATCTTGTCCTGAACATTGAAGTAATCAATCGGACCAAGTGCAGCCATTCCAAGGTGATCAACAAACTCACCAAATCCTGAAGGGTTCTGCTGATACATCTGAGCAACGCTGTTAGGGTCAACACCGACGCGAGTCAGTTCCTTGGCGTTGTTTTGCAGCCATGATTGCATTGCTTCTGGAGACGAGGCCGCAAGGCGTGCGCCAGCCGCTAAGGTGCCGATAGAATTGCGCTGGTCTTCGTCTGCCCACTTCATACCAGACTGAATCTTCTCTAATTGACGAGGATATTTGGTCATCAGATCTCGAACCTGCTGTCGATCACCGGACTGGATGGCTGCCGCATATTCTTTTTGGAATGCAGCATCCGCTTCCTGTTGCTTTGCGGCTTGATATGTTTGAGCGACACTACCAAGTCCCTGCAACGCCTGAAGGCCGATGTTATTGCGACCTGAACGCTCCATTTCGTTGTTCTGGCGAATATAGGCCAACGCCTCACTTACATCACTTGCCTTTGGCGCATTTGAGTTTTGCCCACCGATACCAGCAAGAAAACCGCCTGAGTTGATTCCTTGTTGCCAAGTAGCCATATTCCCACCTTAAAACAATGATCCAAGACCACCGATAATACCGCCACCAATAGCGCCAACAGCTGTACCTATTCCAGGTACCACAGAGCCAATCATCGCCCCTGATGCCGCACCGCTCATGGCACCTCCCAAGGCTGATTGCAGTCCTGATGGTCGGTTAGCATTAGCCGCAGATGCTGCTGCCTGCTGTTGATACAACTGGCTGACGTTGTTGGCGTAGTTCTGCCCGGCGTTTGCCTGACCTGTAAGAGCACCAAGGCCGATATTTGCCAGATTGTTGTAGTTGTTCATCTGACCTGACAGCCAGTTTTGACCGAGTGTAGGTGCGATTGCTGCTAACTGGTTTCCTGTTGCTGTAGAGCCTAATCCACCCGTTGCCTCTGCTGCTGCCAGACTCTGGTAACGCGCCTGCCCTGCAAGGTCTTTATACTGCTGGGAGTTGTAATACTGGTTAAGCGCCTGACCTTGCCCCTGAAGAGAGGAAAGATTCTGCAACTGTGATACGTACTGCTGAGCGAGTGGCGTGAACGGTGCAAGGTTTTGCATGTTCGTCTGCCACATTTCACGCTGCAGTTCGATGCCCTTTTCAGTTGCGCGTGCCTGGGCTTTTGAACCGCCATCACTGCCACCTTTGCAGTAAACAGTTTTGCTGAGGTGCTTATTGGCAATCTGGAAAATTAACATTCTTTAGCTCCTCGTATTTTGAGCGCGGTAACTGATAAATCGTGATGCCTACAGGCTTTCCATTGCTGGTATAAGCATCATCAAGGTGACCAACACGGGTAGCGCCAAGCAAACGGATAATTGCCCGTCCGTATTTCGTTGTGTCAGGAACCATGGTGATGCTGTTAAGGAATGGTGAGTTTTCGAGAAGCCATTTGCAGAATAATCGATGCCCTTGCAGTGCATATTCACCACGGAATCCGGGGTCGTACACCGCATGGCATTCAACAACGCTATGCCAGAAGTTACGCACTTCATGAACGCCAGCCAGCACTAATCCTTCGTAGATGCCGAGGTATACCGCATCAGGCTTGATGTAGTATTTATCTCCACTGTCTACGATATTTCCCGTGTTTGCCGGGTTGTTAAGGAATTCTGCAAGCTTCACCGGATTATCGATGAGCTTTATTTCCATCACTGCTCCGCAATGATTTTGATGGTTGTGGCAGTAAACGCCGCACCATTTGACTGAATGGTTAACGTACTGCCATTTGTGGCAAGAAAGCCGTCTTTATCCACACTGAAGAACGTAGCTAACAGGATGTTATCGGTCGTTGTCGCCGAGTTGCGACTGCTTACCAGTGTGTCAGGAACAGATCCGGAAAAGGTTAGCTGAATTGACCTGTTGGCGGTTCCGCTGGGCCACGCCCCGACGATCGACAGCTTGAAGAACAAGGTTTTGTTCTCGTTGAACACAACCATCTTGTTGTTAACGGTGTCGAAGAATGGTGCCAACGTGCCGGATGCCGGCGTGAGCGTTTTCAGCAGGCTAACAAGGTTGGTCGGCGCTGTCGGGATGGTTACTGATACGCCAGAGTAAACAACCTCTGACTTCTTGCGAGTAGTGGCATACTCAAGCGCAGATATTCTTGTTGAGTGATCACCAACTGTGCTTTGAAGCGTCGAAATGCTTCCTTCAGCCGCTGTTAGCCTGGTATCCAGTGCGTCGATATCTGTTGCATTCTGAGTTATGCGCGCATCATGGTTTGCTAACTCAGATTCATTGGCAGCAATTCGCGTCTCGTGATCAGCCAGCTCTGTTTCGGCAGCCGTAATCCTTGTTTCATGATCTGCAAGAGTGCTTTCCGCTGCTGTGATTCTATGTTCATGATTGACGAGAGTTTCTTCAGCAGTTTCAATTCTGGATTCATGGTCTGCAAGGGTGACATCCTGCTCATCATTCTTCACCTGTGCATCGTAAGCGCCCTTCCCTGCTTCGTTGGCCTTGTTCGCCACGTTACCAACATCAGTGCCCTGTGCAATAACGTACAGCAGATACGACTGCGAGAAGATATTGCGTGGAAGGACTGATGTATCGAGCCGCGTAGCCTGGATGATTACCGGCTCATTGAGATTCGAATCAGCCATTACTCGATCCTTATCTGGCAACCAGACAGAGTGACAGGTGACTTGGTGATAACGCGCAATTTGAAACCGACATTTTTCCTGATGCGCCCTACTCGCTTCCACAAAACGCGTTTGTCGTAAACGAACGGTTCATTCTGCTCAATCATCTGCTCACGCCCGTAATTGATGCCGTCAGTGGTTGCAGAGAGGAACAGGCGGTCGGCGTACTGAGCTACGCCAGTGGATGATTCCACCTCCAGATCGAAGCATCTGGCGTTATCTGCTTTGAACAACGGAGTAAACAGCAGGTGTTCCTGTTGCTTGTCGTACTGGCTGCTGATATCGAACTGCAATTTCCCGGTCACGGACTCCAGCTTATCTCCGCACGTTATCTGATTGCCTTCATAAATGAAGTCGATAGCGCGGTACACATCGTCATACAGGCCTGTTTTCAACACACACCATTGCGGACCATTGGCGCTTGAAGATGCGTCGTACACGAGGACGTGACGCGGAAGATGGATAATCAGCAACTCATGCGCATCAAACCGCAGCGATTCCATTACGCCATCAGCCAGTTCATCAGCAGTGTAGGAGCGGAGAATTTTCTCAATGCTCGCGCTGGCGATTGGTGATACCTGACCGGAACCGATGATGTACACAGACGGCGCACCTGTTGCCGGATTGCTGATGAACGCATACGAGTCAGCAAACGGCGTTTTGCAGTAGGTTCCGGCAATGCCTTTCTGCACCATCAGTGATGGCTGGGCGACATACAAAGCAGCACCAACGGTGGTTGCACCAGTCAGGGAGAAATATTCAATCGTCGATGAACCAAAGCAGACGATGAAGTCTCGCCATGTGCCGATACCGATGATGCCGTCCGGCTGCGACTCGGCACGATATTGTGCGCTGTAGCGGTCAGGATGCGATTCATCTTCAAGGTCAGTGATAAACCATGAATCAGTTCCGTCTTTTGACCACGCATAACGCCCACGTAAGCGCGTAATATCGCGGACTGAGCCTAACTCATACTGCGTGAATCCGCTGTCTGTAGGCCAGTTTGAGACGGTTTTAACCGTGCCATCATAACGATACTCTACCAGTTGACCATTAACGCCTACCGCCTGTGATGTCCTACCATGCGCCATTGATACGCGACCACTTCCGGCAACATCACCGACTTCACTTTCGCCTTTGTACAGCCTGCCACCACACACGCGATAAACAGCACTCTGCGCCATGTTGTACTCGACGCCGCGAGATACACCGTTCACATCAGATCGTTTGGCAATGCCCGGGAATGAGCGAAGATATCCGCTGCTGTTCAGGATTTCTTTGGGTGTAGCCAGCATATTCACTGGCAGATAGTCGATATAGTCGGCGTTTCGAAAGTCTTTGCCGACACCTTTCATAAGCGGAAGTTGCTGAATCGGCATTTATTCACCTCACGTACTCGGATCATCTTTCTCGATGTAAAACCGATTCCACGTAAACGCGCTTTTGTTACCACTACCGCGAGGCATGCCATTTCGCCGCTCAAGTGGTGGTATTTTGGTTAAAGCGATGCAGATTGTCTGATATGCACTGTCAGCAGCGGTAAGGAGAGCGTCTGACGGCTGAATGACGTTATCCATGCACACCTGCACAGCGAGCTTCAAAGCGACGCCATCATTTGCCCATGCAGGGATACCTGAATCATCGTCAGGTAACGGCATGATGCCGTTTTCTGTATCAGCAAACTGATACCCAAGCTCGATACCTTTAGCCTGCCATGCTGCCATCATGTCTTCGAGGTCATTAATGGCATCTTCAATTGCCTGAGGGTCAGCATCTGTCAACGTGGCATTGGAATACAGCCCAGCTTTTCGTAAAGCCTTTAGAACGAGATCACCCTTCGTTTTCGCCATCTTCTTCCGCCTTAGCCACTTTTTGCTTCGTTGCGGTTTCTTCAGGAGTTTTCACCCAACCTTTTTTCAGGTGAGATTTAACTTCTTCGTCATCAACAATGATGTAATCGACAGCAAACTGACCACAGGTGATCATGTTGCCAGGCTTATAGAGCATTGTTCGTGCCATTGTCTTCTCCCAATAAAAATGGGGCCGAAGCCCCACCAAAATTACTGCCCGGCAATAACGATGCCCGTATATTCAGGAACAAGTACAGAGCAACCGTACAGGGTGGTGAAACGCGCAGTGGTTACGCCTTTGATGTGGTCGAAGGCGTAAGACATGATCAGCGTAGCGCCCTGCTCGGTGGTTGCTGTCATTACCTGTGGACCCTGACCAGTCGGGAACGCCAGTTTGCCGAACATCAGCTCAACAGAACCATCAGCCCAGAACAGGTTAGCCGGTGCGGCATTCTTGTTGAGAATGGTAATTGCTGCACCATTTGACGCGTTAGCATCAACGTTTGCATATGGACGGCTGGCGACATCTGCGTTGTCAGGCGGAAGAATTTTCGGGGAGATAGTTACTGTCGTTCCGCTTACTGCCAGAACGCGGAATACCTGCGGCTGCCCGGTGGTGTCTTTGGTGATCTGGTGTACAGAATTCACGCCAGCAATGGTGAACGCATCGCCAACCTGCAAACCAGATGCAGATACCGTAATGGTCCCCTGTCGGTTATCCACTGGCATATCGTTGGCATCTTTCGCTTCAACCTTGTGCGCAGGTTCCGCCGCCAGTGTCAGGGAAGTTGCTGTACCCTTCGGAACACGACCAGAAATATCGGTCTTGTAGCTATCGAAGGACGCAACCGGAGGGATCTGCGCTTTTTCGTATGCTGTCAGGGTTGCGCCCTGAGCATAGGCACGGTGACCAAGCTCGCCAGCAAGGTCTTTGTAGTTGAAGGGGTTCCAGAAAGAGCGACGGTTGATACCCTGCGGTACACCAATCGCCGTCATGGTGGCATCAATACCTGCCGCACAGTTCCACAAATCACGGCCCTGTGAACCAGTGGTTGAGTCAGCCATTGTGATCACGTTAGTAGCACGCTGCGTGACCATGGAAATCAGGTCAGAGTCAATCTGTGCAGCAAGGCGCATACCTGCGGCTCGACCAGCTTCAGTTTTATGTTCCGGGTCACGCATTTCACGCGCATCCAGAGTGTACAGAATGTTTTTCGGCTCCTTGAACACAGAAGGAACAAGGCGCTGAACCAGTGCTGTAGGCGTTTTGCCGCTGAGATCGAGGCCTTCTTCAATGTTCATGTGGTAATGCTGCGGACGATACAGAACATCACCTGCTCGCTGCATTGCGGTATCACCGGGACGGAATTTTTTAGCGTTACGGGAAACTACGCAGGCGGCCTCAAAGCCTTCAACGTAGTTTTCGAACATGATTTCAAGGTCTTTTGCTAATTGGTTAGCCATGCTTAATGCTCCGATAGGTTATTTTTTTGCCTTTTTAGCGGCGAAATACGGCGTCCAGTCACCAGTTTCCAGCGCCTTGGCTTTAAGTTTGTCGAGGTTGTTGATTACTGCGCCGTTGCTCCACTTAACTGTCGGGGTTGTGGCTGCCGTGGTTTTTGCTTTTGGCATGATTCTGGCCTTCGATTCGATACGTTCCAGCAGACGACCAATTGCTACGGGGTTGGTAGCTTCTGCCAGTTGCTTGCGCAGTTCAGCGTTGCGACCGAGCGCCAGAACAACGATTTCCGGCTTCTCTGACTCAAACAGGATCGCGTTTTGTGTCTCGATGGGGATTTCCTCGAGTACGGCCTGTTCTGCTTCCTGATAGCCAGGAACTTTGAGAGCCTTAACACGTTGCTGATATTTGGATAATCGCTCTTGATAGGCAGCCTGAAGCTCCTGCTCCTTCTGCTTGCGAGCCATCTCCTGTTGCTGGTACTTGCCGTTATCCTCTGCCCACTTAGCCATGCGTTGCTGGTAGATTTCTTCATCGAAACCGATGTCCTCATCGTCCAGTTTTGGCATTCGCGGTGGTTGAGTGATTACCGGCTGCTGCTCTACGGGTTTCTGAGACTGACGCATCAGCTCTTTCAGCTCGCGGTCTTTCTCTTTAATCGTCTTGCGCAGGTGTTTTACCAGTCCATGCTCTGCGCCATCTTCGCTGGTTGGCGAATCCAGCTTTTCGTCACCAAAGTAGAATTCCTGTTCTGATTCGTCGTCATCAGTTTCAGTATCTTCCTCTGCATCATTGCCGGAGGACTCTCTGCCATCTTCTGTTTCGACTTCTTCAGCCCGTTCGACATCATCAGGAATCTGCTCTGACGCGTCGGTTTCGATTTCAACTTCTGGTGTGTTTTCTGCCATCTGGTCCATTTGTTACCCCTGTTTACTCGATGTTCAGCCCATCGGAAGGCAATAGGGCGCCAGGCCTCATAAAGACAGCCATTGCACGTTATGGGTTAATTACTGCTGTGGTTGTTGCTGAGTTGATTTTTGCAGGATGCTGCTGATGTCCATGCGCTGCGCATGGCCCTGTGCCTGACTTTTCAGGACAAGCTCTGCATCAGCACGGGCATTGTCTCCTTGCTGTTGCTGGAACTGTCCGAGCAGTTTCAGAGCCTCGCGGATATCAGATTTCTGCTGGCTATCGGCAGATGCGAGGATTTTCACAACGTTTGCCGCTGCAACCTGAGCATCAGTCTGTGCCTGGAATGCTTTAACCTGAATGGCTGCTTGTTCGTTCTGCGCTTTCTGCAATTCAGCCTGACCAGCAAGAAGCTGACCTTGCGCAGCAACCATAGCCGGATCTGGCTGACTGGCCTGTTGTTGTTTCGCCTGCTCAACCATTTGCTGCTCTTCTGGCGTTCTCGGCTTGATAACTCCAGACAGAAGCAACTGATTGCGGTTGTATTCTTTAAGGTCGTCCATCCCTTCGCCGTCCATATTGTCGAGAATCATCGACGATACAAGGTCGTGCTTCGGCGTTCCTGGTGGGATAAGTGCCAGCATGGAAAGTAACGACTTAACCGTTGCATCACGGCGAGTAGCGAACGACTGACCGACATCGACAGTCACTTCATAGTTGCCCTGCGAAAGGTCATTAAGCGCGATAACCTGCCCTGTCTGACGGTCAACCACTTCACCAGTCATCAGCGCCACGTCATCGCTGCCATCCTCATTAACGATGCGCATTGGCGTATCGCTGCCATAGACTTCACGAGCCATAGAAAGCCACACGACGCCAGCACGGCGCATGGATTTAGCCATGTTGTCCATGTAGATATAGGACTGCGTGTCCATCCGGTTAAAGATGCTATCAACGGTATCGGTAGCGACGTTGCTCGGCATGTTCTCAAGCTGCGACGCACCTGTAATTTGCTGAATAGCCGTTCCGGTGTACTGCAATAGCCCGGCAAGAGCAGGAGGCATTTGTGTCGGAGGTGTCCAGCCAGCAACCTGAGCCTCTGAAATGACCGTTCCGTTTTTGTCCTTCTTGCTGGTCATGGGAAGAACTGCAGGCCTTTTCTTATTTCTCTCTGCCCAGTGATTCATTAATGGACCGGGAATGAAATCAACATCCACGATAGGAATGCCATCACCGCCAGCCTGAGTAGCGTTATCTGCAATCATGGAAACCATCAGGTTCTCAAGACGCTGTGCATCCATCGCTTTTGCTGCGTGGCCTTCGATTCGCTCCTGATTATCAACAAATGAGCGACGCCCATATACCGGGATGAGAGGAATATGTTCGCCCGGAATACGCTTCGGTTCTTCCAGCCATTCAGCGCCAGACAGAATACCGCAATAAACTCTGCGTTTCTTCACTGTCCGCTCACCAATCAGTTCGAATGCGCCATCGGTCAGCTCGTCGACAATATCTTTGATTTGCTCTTCATCATAGATTGCCGTTTCTCCGCTAACAGGGTTACGCCATGCCGTGAGCTTCACCTTCTCTATGCGAACTTCGTAGTAGCGACCAACATAGATGGCATCTGGCGTTGACCAGTCATATTGAGTGCCAGTGTCATCACGAGAAAGGCTTGCCGCGATGGAATCAGGGTATTCAGCCTCGAACGCTTTAGGCGTCATGGAGAACATTTCCATAGCCCACATAGCATCAGAGCGGTCATATTGCTTGCTGTCCTGATCGAAGAAGACGCATGTCGCTGGGTCGTAAACAGGAAGAAGGCTGATGCGTCGCTGCTCGTTACTCGGATCCATTTCATCTTCGTAATCGGCACACATGCGGAAACAACCGAATCCGCCCGTTACAGCATCATCAAATGCGTTATCACACGCTTCGCCACCGGATGTTTCCTGATAGTCAGCGCGGAATTTGCCGTTCATTTTTTCGGCTAACGCTTCCGATGCCTTGTCATCCTTCGGCCTGAATTTAACGCTGATGCGATTCTGTCGATACTCGCCAATGATGCGATCACATTCACGGGCAATCTTATTCAGTTCAAAGCGCGGGTAATGCTCAAACCTGCCCTCATCAAATGAGTAACCAGCGTTTGTACTGCCTTCCCACTGTGCGCCGGACACCCGGACGAAACGTTGAGCCTCAATAATCTGCTCACGCATATCCTGCGTTGCTGACCAGGCATTATCAAAGTTGCACAGCACCTTGCGATGCCAGTCAGTCATCTTTTTTTCTGCCATATCAACCTACACCACAAGGAATTGAGTAACTGGTGTCAACGACGGATGAAAAGTGATCCACTTATATCTCCACCAACGGCCCAATATTGATCCACCGTTTTACTCAGGATTAGCTTCTGCTATAACCCCGGCCTTTCGTTTCTGTCTGAGTCGATAGCTTTCTCCTTTGATTTGAACGACATGTGAGTGGTGTAAGATACGGTCCAGCATCGCTGAGGTCAGTGCTGCATCACCGGCGAACGTTTGATCCCACTGCCCGAACGGCAGATTGGATGTCAGGATCATTGCGCTCTTTTCGTAACGTTTAGCGATGACCTGGAAGAACAGCTTTGCTTCTTCCTGACTGAACGGCAGATAGCCTATTTCATCAATGATGAGCAGGCGGGGGGCCATTACTCCACGCTGAAGCGTCGTTTTATAACGGCCCTGACGTTGTGCCGTAGATAACTGAAGTAACAGATCTGCTGCTGTTGTGAAGCGAACTTTGATACCTGCACGGACTGCTTCATAGCCCATCGCTATTGCCAGATGGGTTTTCCCCACACCTGATGGCCCCAGTAATACGATATTTTCATTACGTTCTATGAAGCTGAGTGAGCGTAACGACTGGAGTTGCTTCTGCGGTGCTCCGGTGGCGAATGTGAAGTCATACTCTTCGAACGTTTTCACCGCCGGGAAGGCTGCCATTCGGGTATACATCGCCTGTTTACGTTGATGACGTGCCAGTTTTTCTTCATGAAGCAGATGCTCCAGGAAGTCCATATAACTCCATTCCTGGTCTACTGCCTGTTGTGACAGCGCAGGCGCTGCGCTTATAAGGCTTTCCAGTTGCAACTGCCCGGCGAGCACCATCAGTCGTTGATGTTGCAGTTCCATCATCACGCCACTCCTCTGCAGAATGAGTCGTAGATGGAGAGTGGATGATGCAGGGGGTGTTTGTCGAAGTTCACCAGATTTTCATCAAGATGCACGTCATACTCTTTTTTCTCCGGAGGCAGTGCCAGCATGGACTGCTGCTCTTCGAGCCAGCGATCGCAGGGACGTGCCTGGATTGTTTCATGCTTTCGTTGGTTAGCGACATCGTGCAGCCAGCGCAGACCGTGGCGGTTGGCTGTTTCAACATCGACAGTGATCCCCATCGGGCGCAGGCGAGTCATTAGTGGGATGTAAAAACTGTTACGGGTGTACTGCACCATCCGTTCCACCTTACCTTTAGTCTGTGCCCTGAAGGGGCGACACAGTCGGGGAGAGAAGCCCATCTCCTTGCCGAACTGCCACAGCGAAGGATGGAACCGGTGCTGACCGGTCTGATATGCGTCACGTTGCAGAACCACAGTTTTCATATTGTCATACAACACTTCGCGCGGCACACCACCAAAGAAGCGGAACGCATTACGATGGCAGGTTTCCAGCGTGTCATAACGCATATTGTCAGTGAATTCGATGTACAACATTCGGCTGTATCCGAGAACAGCAACGAACACGTGAAGCGGTGAGCGGCCATTACGCATAGTGCCCCAGTCAACCTGCATCTGTCGTCCGGGTTCAGTTTCGAACCGAACGGCAGGCTCCTGCTCCTGAGGAACCGAGAGAGAACGAATGAATCCCCTGAGAATGGTCATTCCGCCACGATATCCCTGGTCTCTGATCTCGCGAGCGATTACCGTTGCCGGGATTTTGTAAGGATGAGCATCGGCGATGCGTTGACGAATATAATCCCGGTATTCATCCAGGAGTGAAGCAACAGCAGGTCGCGGCGTATATTTTGGCGGCTCAGATTTTGCCTGCAAATAACGTTTAACGGTATTGCGGGAGATCCCCAGTTCTCTGGCAATCGCCCGGCTACTCATTCCCTGCTTGTGCAGGATTTTAATTTCCATAACTGTCTCAAAAGTGACCATAAACTCTCCTGAATCAGGAGAGCAGATTACCCCCTGGATCTGATTTCAGGCGTTGGGTGTGGATCACTATTGCACCGTTCGTGACAACTGGAATAGTCGGGTTGCGCAGCCGACTCCGGGCAATGCATACACATCATCAACGCATCAGCCAGGTTAGGAGATGGAATACCGAGCTTCTGCTTCATTTCGACCTTAGTCATAAGCTCCAGCTTCCCGTTGTTATTGAATTTGCGCTGAATCTGCGTCAGTTCTGCAAACAGCTTCTCCAGCATCTTCTCGCCTATCGCTTCTTTGTCGAAACTCAGCATGTCGTCGGGGTCTGCATACTCACCGTGGACAACCGACCGATATGTCATATAAAGCCTGTCAGCCAGCGCGTAATAGAATTGCGCTCGCTTATTGCGGAACACATCACCAATAGTGCGAACGTTGTCACCCTGTACGACTTCATCAGCCCATGCTCCGGCCTGATACGGTGCATCTTCATCGAATGGCGATTCGCTGCCCTTGAACATCGTGGCGGTGATTTTCTTGCCGGAGAACGCTTCCGTTGTCTGTCTGCGTAGCCCGGCACCAACACCATCACCATCCCACAGGTAATGGTCAGCGCCGTCTTCAATCGCCAGCGAAGTAGCCCAGTCAGCACCCTCGTTGATGTCCATCAGCAGACCTTCGGCAATGCGCTTAACTACCGAACCGTGACGCGATGCGTAACCTTTAGCATCTGGCCCTGTATCTGATGGGTCATGCGCAGAGACAACAGCACCTTTCGCTTTCCATCCGAGTTTCTTGTGCGCATCGGTTGCGGCTTCAAGCCATTCACGTTTGATGATTGCCATATCACTTGCGCTTACTGGCTCACCAAGCCAGATGTGACGATACAGTGTCGGGTTTCTGCGTTTACACTCTTCCATCTCCAGACGGAGAACTTCAGGAAAGTGCGGGTTGTCGGTGTAGTTCACCGTCAGCAGACAAATATCATCAGGAGGATTTACGACGAATCGCTGATAGGTATCGTCGAGGATGTTCTTCGGGTTAAAGCTCACCCATATTTCAGAGAACGGCTTACGGATGGTTGGTATCAGGATATCCCATGATTCCTTCGTTACCGCCTCCGCTTCTTCCACCCAGCAGATATCAATACCTTCGAGCGATTTAATCTTCGTCGGGTTGTTTTTTATTCCGTAGAACATGAATTCAGCATTCGTTCCGAGATGACGAATCATTGAACGCTGAATTTCAAACTCAGCCGAATATCCTTCACGCTCGATGGTGTCTTCAAGCAACCGGATTACAGAATCGCTGATACTGTTTTGCAGTTCACGAGCGCAGAGTATGCGCACAGGCTGCCGACGCGCCGCTTCAACAAGCAGTCTCGCAATTGCCCATGACTTACCGCTACCTCGACCGCCTTTGGCGACTTTGTAGCGATGCGCCTCAATGAACGGTTCAAAGATAGGATTAATCGAGGTCATTTTCCGAATAGAGTACTCATCGGTGATGTTTCAATCTGGATTGCGCCGCCGTCTTTGCCTGTTAGCTCGTGATCAACCTTGTCGCGCCATTTATCCTTCTGTCGGTTCTTAAGCCAGAAGATGGCGGCAGTTGTATCAGGCGGGTAATACTTCTCAAGCGGAGTTTCGACAATTCTGTTTTCAATAACACGAATATCGACGTCTGGAGCCACGAAGCCCATAGCGCGTTGATAAAGACGATCACTAACTTCTGCATCAGCGACGGCCTTACCCTTTTTTATGGACTCCGAAAACTTAGGATAATCAAGCTTCCACTTGTTAATAGTTGACTCACTGACTTCGAAGAAATCAGCAAGCTCTGCATCGGTGTAGCCCAGCAAGCACAGTTTGCGTGCCTGTTCGGCGTACGCCTCTTGATACTTTGTTGGGCGCGCCATGTTTATGCTCCGGTAGTGAACAGGTCTGACGCTTCCTTCGATTTACGCACCGCTTCGATAGTGCGGGTCGTGATATCTGAATTAGCGCCGCCTGACTGGAAGTGAATTTTGAATAGCTCAAGCTTCAGCTCGTCAGTGCCGATGAATTGAAATGCTTCTTCTGCGGCTGCGTTCTGGTTCATGACCAGTTTGTAAATCTCTAGCTGGAATTTCTGTTCTTCAGTCATGGGAATAATCTCTGCCATTGTTGGCTCCGTTTATCCGTTAAAAGGGATATCAGTTAAGTTATCCCGTGTAGGGTATAAGCCATTGTCGAGACCACTCATTGAATGGCCTCTGCAATAACCGATGTCTTTCCATCAGTCCGCCACCACAAAGAATCTTTTTTGCCATAAGGCAGGAGGTTCATCTTTCAGTGGCTGCCAGTGTTATTTCCCCACTTACTGGCTTGGGTTGTTTCGCTGTACTGCCGTAATGCAAAAACTGGATTAACCTGCGAAATCACACCATTCCGGGCAAATACATTTGCACTTCATTTGCCGCTCTCTCACGTGCAACATGAAGCAATCTTTTTCGCCCACCAACGCCCCACTTAGCCATTTGGCTTGCGCACTGGCTTATCGCTTTGGTTTCAGTATTGATGATGTGATCGATTCTATTCAGACGGGACATTGCGCCAACGCCGAGACGGACAACCGTTTTGAAAACTTCATAAACTTCGATTTCAAATTCCGGCTTAATCCATGCTGCATATCTGATTGCCAGAAGTTCAACACCCCACACACCTGGTTCTGCACCACCTTTGATTATTTTAAGTGGTTGAATTTGTTCCAAAGTGCTTTTTTGCACTTTGGCCTCCAGTGCTTTTATGAAGCGTTTTATCTGCGCGCTACGCAAAAACTGGCTTGGGCGCTGTTGCTCTGTAGCCTCTCCATTTGCAACTGCTGCTGCATGGAGATCGTTTAAGTTGTAGCGTCCATCCTCATCAACACGAACGGACACACCATTGACAATAACTGTTGGGTACTTCATCAGTGATCACCTTTTAGTGATGAACCTTGTCACACAGGATTCCGGCCCACAGAAAGGCACCGATCACCAAACCGGCATCCTCAAGGGTCATCCTGAAAGGTTCTGTGTTCATAAGTCGCGCGTGTGAAGCGCGTTTACTGCGGACATAAAAAAGCCCCGCATCGCGAGGCTCATTAAATGGACTTTGTGATTTGCAAAAAAATTATTTCAGGCACTGAGTCCTGATGTACTCCTGCAGGTAGTTAACCTGCGCGGTTATCCTGTCGATTCCACTTCGGAGACGGTAATAATTGAGTTCAGCATCTGCTGTAAGTCTTGGGCTTTCTCCATCGCCCATGCTGCTGGCTCCGGTCGTTGACTTTGCACAGGTGGCGGAGACTTGCAGGCGCTTACGACCAGCAGAAACATCAGCACGGAGACTTTCGATAGTCGCGTTAGCATCAGCAAGCTCCTTTGTGTATCTGGCGTCGAGTTCTGCTACATCACGTTGACGCTTCTGCATGTCAGCGATGATGGATGTGACTTTATCGCGCTGCTCTTTGTAGGTCATGGCGTTATCACGGTAATGATTAACCGCCCATGACAGGCAGACGATGATGCAGATAACCAGAGCGGAGATAATCGCGGTTAACCTGCTCATTGTTGCCCCCACAAACAGACTTCACGCTCAATCTCACGACGGGTCATCAGCCCTTTCCATTGCTTACCGCCAGCGTATGTCCAGCGCCGTAGCTGATCACATGCGCCCTTGATATCGCCCTGGTTTATTTTGCGAAGAAGCGTCGATGTTCTGAAATTGCCTGTGCCCACGTTATAGACGAACGAGTAAAGAGCGCCGCGCGTTGTTTCCGGTATATCGACTTTGATGTACGGGTTAATTTGTCTGGCGACCGTGGCAAGGTCTTTATTCAGGAGGGCTTTGCATTCTGCTTCGGTATACGTTTTACCGAGCATGATGTCTTTTCCGGTGTGTCCGTGGCATACAGTCCATACACCAACAATATCTTTGTATGGTATGTAGCTGACACCTTCCAGACCATCGTTACCACTTGGTCCAGTGATTAACACAGATGCTATAGCAATAGCCCCGCCACTTATCGCCGCTATTACGCTATTTCGTAGTGCCGGTGACATTGCCATTCAATCTGTCCTCGCGCTCTTTGCGCTTGTAGTACCAGTTGATGCCAAATGTGCCGACAGTACAAAGAATACCAATGATGACAGCCCAGTCATTCAGGGAGAGAATGCCACCCATCGCAGTCAGTCCTCCGAAGCTGTAACTGAACCATTCTCTGATTTTGTCCATACGGTACATGCTCTACCCCTTCATTGAGGGGATTTGCTCTATTTAATTAGGAATAAGGTCGATTACTGATAGAACAAATCCAGGCTACTGTGTTTAGTAATCAGATTTGTTCGTTACCGATATGCACGGGCAAAACGGCAGGAGGTTGTTAGCGCAGCCTCTTGCCACCCGCTTTCACGAAGGTCATATGTAGAAGGCCGCAGCATAACTATCACTGATGAATTCAGGATAGCCAGTGGCTACGGCTCAGTTTGGGTTGTGGCGGCCGGAATCGAACCGGCTTCCATCGGTGCGCTGCCGATTGCAGTACGCGCGGCGGTCAGCTACATGACTAGTATTTTCACTATCGCCTATCTGCTAGCTCGCCATTGAGATTCACCACAACGATAAGAGCACTGCGCGGCACCTTTCACCAATTCCGCGAGGTCTGCGGGTTCAATGCTCTTACCTGTTGTGCAAATAAAAAAGCCACCGTTGCAACTTAAGAGTCACTAACGGCAGCTTACCTTCTAATTATGGCTAAATGGCTAATTGCATGTCAAGGCTTTTAACAGCAACATGCTTAACTTTCTCAACACGTTTACGCATTTTGAAAGCATTTTGCATTGGTTGGTACAAAACAAATAACGACGCTTTCAGGATGTCGTCAATTTCGTTTCTACAGGTTGCCAGTGAAGGTTTTCTCCATCCCTCGCCACCACGTCCACACATCTTGCGTGGCTTTGCAGTCGCGTGATAGTAGGATGCAATTGCTCGCTTAGATGAACCATGAGCGTAGTAGCTGAGGAGGATGCCAAAGGCTTTCTTGTCAATGTACATGACGGAATCGACGACCTGAGAAATCAACATTCCATCATCATCATTACACATTGGCCTTGTCATAACTCTTCCCGGCTCTACGCTCTCCATGAACTTCGCTATTACGCTGCTCATGCGCTTTTCCAGACGACCTGAATAAACCCATGCGCCCCACAGCTCAAGCCAGCCATTCAGCCAATCGTGCTGTTCTTTGGTGAGGTTTAGCTCTCTTATGCTCATCGTCTTCCCTTTTTTCCTGGCGTGACCATCAGGACGCCGTTAACTATTACATGACGCTCGCCTTTGCTGTCTCGGTTGTACTTGAGCACTGTTCCTCTTGCGCAGGAAAGCATCCTTGCCACTTCGGTCTGATTGCCTCGTGTCTGGATAAGAAGCTCTGGTATCGTTTGAATTGTGGCGTTCATACGTTCTCCAGTTCGGTGATTTTTATTCCAAGCCGTCCGCCTGGTACTTTCACACCACGAATTACGCGAATGTCATCGAATTGCTCGTCGTCTTCCGCAAATCCGGCGTGGATAAGAGAGTCGAGTAAACCTTTCAGGATGTTATCGAGGTCGCGGCGGCGGGAGTCTGGAACGTCTGCGATGACTTTGATACGGAGTCGTGATTTGGTGAAAATGTCTAACTTGAGTTGGCGGATGATTTGCTGAACGTCTTTTCGGTATTTCTGGCCTTTATCGCTGATGTAGTATTGGCTTCCCCGTCTTCGCCAGTAGGTGTTCAGCGACGGCGGATATGGAAGCACAAACTGATATTCGTTCATGGCTTAATCTTCCCCTCCTTCAGCAGTATCGCCTGCGTCCTGATCACGCCTTCGAGGTGGTAAAGTCTGGCGTCTTTGTTGTCGAGGTTATGGGTGCGTCGGTCGATTTCATCGTGACACGCGCTACAAGCCCATGCGCCGATCAGGTCGTCAGGTTTCATTCCCGTTCCGCAAATTCCAGCCATCCGGTAATGTGCCAGAACTGTAGTTTCAGGATTGCCATTGCATATGCCGTAAATACGCACCTGGCATTCTCTGCCGCGCGCTTCTTTGCGTAGGTTAGCCATTTACCTTCCCTCGCAATTGAAGAATTGACTGAAGGTCTTTTTTAATAAATATGCGAGTGCGAATTGAGCAGTAGTTTTCCTTCATTCTGGCGTAGTAATAGTCCTTTCTTTGCTTAAGCTTGTTGGCATCCGCTGTCATCCAGTCTTTTACAGCAAACTTAATTAACCAGCGGTAACAGAGATACCATTTCAGGTAATCACTCATCGTCTTCTTCCTCGTACATTGAGCTATTCGGATCGCTCATCAGTTCTGCGCAGCAATCGGAGCACACGTGAACTTCCAGCACATGTAGCTTCTGACCGCAGTTAGCGCACGTTAAAGCCCGCTCGACGCTTTCTTTCTGGTATTGAAGGGATTGGGATGGACTAAGCATGGCTTTCACCATTAAAAAGTCGCTTGTAAGCATCAATGTCTCGTTTTGCTTCACCAAGCTTTCGTCTTAATTCCATGTTTTCTGATTCAAGCTTTTCCATGTCTTGCTGGTATCGATCGCGGTGTTCTTTCCATGCTTTTTGATACGCCTTCATGTATGTCGTATTGGCCTTTCTCTTTGCCTGACGAACTGCGTGGTGGTTTTTCACAAACCAGTCAGGGTCGTTAAATGCTGCTCTGGCGCTTGCATACCAATAATTTGTTGCCTCCCTGTTTAGCCAATAAATACTGATAAATGGCAACTGTATCGACACCATTTTTCGTTGAGACTCTATCTCGCCAAACATGTGCCCTTTTTTGATGCTAAGGCCAAATCCAGGTTGAATTAAAAGCATTGTTATTTCCTCGCACGATGTCTTAGCCACCGGATATCCCACAGGTGAGCCGTGTAGTTGAAGGTTTTTACGTCAGATTCTTTTGGGATTGGCTTGCGTTTATTTCTGGAGCGTTTCGTTGGAAGGTATTTGCAGTTTTCGCAGATGATGTCGGTGATACTTCGTCGCTGTTGTCTCATACTGCCCTCCCTGTTCGTTGTGACCACTCGTACTCTCGTCGGGAATCATCACTCCATCGCACGTTGCGCTCTGAGCCGAACCAGAACATGATTTCGATAAGCTCAGTCATGCTGGCCTTTCGCATTTTGCTGGTACGCACGCCAAACATGACAACGCCACCGTCGATACCAGGCGCACTTCGTTGCTTCAGTTTTTTGGTCTTAAGCCACAGGGCAGTGAACAGGTCTTTCCAGTCTTCCGGCGCCAGCCGTTGACCATGCCATAGCACCTGACGCGAAACATCGTTCAGCATCGGCCACATACGGTCATTCTGCGCTTTGCTGCGCTTGGGTTCTTTAACGTGGACTTCGTGAGGTGACCTGTCGTCGATCGGAAGTGAGAGTATTGCGTCTATGGCGTTATTTCTGATTGCTTCGTTGCGAAGCATGTATATTTGCTTCATCGAAATTCTTCTCTTTAATTCCAGCGGCTCTGATAGCTTTCATTACTGCAATTACCGTTTTGTCTCTCCCATCCTCATAACCCATCGCATAAGCACCTTCTTCACCATCTTTCCAAAAGTCGTCATTCGATTCGGGCCAGTCGATATCCAGTTCAATAGCTGCTCGCGATGCCTGCCACGTTTGCCAGTGGCCTTGAACATCGTCCATCACGTATTGACCACCAATATCACCACTGCCAATTTCATGGTGATTTTCAGGGTAACGGATAAGGTCTGAAGATTCGCCTCCACGTCGCAACCAACTTTCTTCAAACTGCTTTCTTGATTCGTCCATCGATACTTATCCTCAGTTCAACTCAAAAAACGCCACGCCATTTTTGCTACAGCGACAGGCATAACACCGATAATCACCCAGACAAATGCAGCGCAAAACAACGTACACCATGGCTCTTTACCGTCATTAACAAGACGAATGTAGCCATGCAGAACAATAAAAAACGTCAGAAGAATCCATCCAACGCCAACGCATTTGAGTGCGACGAGCATAAACTCAGCCACGATTTACTCTCCCCCAAATAAAAAAGCCTGCGATTACCAGCAGGCCTGTTATTAGCTACAGTGATGTAGATGGTCATTGCCTTACCTCCATAAGCGCCCTATTAATAAACGCCGTCATTGGATTTGCACATCCCCACCCCGTACCATCTGGATTTCTTTTAATTGGCTCCTTCTTCACTTTGCGTTTTGCATAAATAACCGTCTTCCACTTACGCTCAACAACACTCAAATGCCCTTGTTTCACCATATGCCTTGCTGCTTGAGCGATTCTGTTATTTGGTATTCCGGTGATCAGTGCTAATTCATGTGGGGAGAATTGTTCATGAGTTTTCAGATATTCCAGGATGATTTCTTTTCCAGTCACGATCTGCTCCTGTAACTATCCCATGTAAACGCAAGAGTGCACCCGCCGCCATCATTCATTCTGTCAATAACACGCTCACCAATGAATGCCGAAAGTTCATCTTTGCTCTGATTACTAATCAGGATTGTTGGCTTCATGTATTCATATCTGGTGTTGATAATTTCGAACATGATTAGCTTTTCAGCATCACTGCCGAACTGCACGCCAACCTCATCGATTATTAACAAGTCAGGATGCGTAAATTGCCTAATGACTTCTTCTTCAGTTCTGGTTGCGGCCTTAGACCATGTTGATTTGTACTCTCTGGCAATTTTCAACGCAGTGGTAAATATCACAGAGCTTTGATGCTCGATAATGGCGTTCCTAGCGATAGCCAGTGCAAGATGGTTCTTTCCAGTTCCAGGCTTACCACACATGACCAGTCCGCCACCTTTTTGAAGGCGTTCAGGCCACTTACTGGCATATGCCTGGCATACCTTAAGAACTCGCTTTGCATCATCGTTAACAGGCTCATAATTCTGAAGAGTGCAATTTTTGAACCTCTCTGGAATATTGAGAGAATTCAACAAGTATTCAATTTTTGATTGTCTTGCTCTTTGTTCTGCCTGCTCACGTTCAATCTCTTTCTTACGAATTTTCTCCTCAAGGCACTGTGGGCACTCAGATTTACTTGAAGTAATTCTTTTTCCTGAGATGGTCAGATATTTCTCATAGGAAGTATATTTACCGTGTTTCTCGCACTCTTCCACTGTGCTGGTAACTGACATTCCATCTGATGCTGATCCAATTTTGCTAAACTCAAGTTTCTGTTTCAGATCAGAAATGTCATTGATTTTTGAGTCTACAAGTTGCCTTTGCAGTGCCAGATTGTAACCATTTGTCGTATTCATATTCACTCCTGCGCCCATGAAGGCATTTCAGTTTGTCCGTAATCTTTAGCGGCAAAGTTTTCCTGCATAGCTCGATGCTGCGGCCTAGGTTGAGGTTTCCCCTTTGGAGTCTTGGGCTCAAAAATCCCCTGCCAACCACTGGCGATGCTCTGGTTTATAATTTCTTCAGGTGTATATCCCTTCTCCAGACTTCTGCTTAGAACGTTGATAGCCTGAGTGACACTTTGCTTAGACTTGATCGACTTACCTATCTCCTTGCGATAGGTAACCCACGACAACCATGTTTCTGCTGATAACCAATCAGGCAACTCTGTTTCTAGCGGGTCGAACTTCTGAGAAACTTTTTTGGGGGATATAGGGGGTTTATTAATATTTTCTTTTGTCTTTAAAGAATGTCTTTTGTGTGTCTCTAACTTCGAGACATTGAGTGTCTCTAATTTGGAGACATTTTTTGTCTCTAACTTCGAGACAAAGTTGCTAACTTGGAGACACTTGCTGAATTGCCACGCAGATACCTCCCTGTTTACACCGATTTTATTTCCATCCATAAACAAGCAATTCATTGAAATCAGTTCTTTTTTAGCCTTGTTAACATTCTGCCTTGACAGTCCTGTTAACTGAGCAATTTGCTCATCGGCTATTCGATCTGTTTTCTTATTGAATCCATATGTTTTCCGGACGTAGGCCAGCATAACTTTCAACTGGCGAGCGGTTAAATCGGCACTTGCGATAGCTTCCAGCAGCTCGTTAGCGAATCTGGTGTAACCATCATCGATATCAGCCACTCTTAGCTCCTGTTCGGCAAAGTTACCTCTGCCGAAGTTGAGTATTTTTGCTGTATTTGCCATAATGACTCCTGTGGATTGATCCAGTAATGACCTCAGAATTCCATCTGGATTTGTTCAGAACGCTCGGTCTTGCACACCGGGCGTTTTTTATTGGTGAGTCCATCAAGCGCATACTTAAAAGCCCTGCTAATCGGACTGATATCTGATGCCATTCCGAAAGCACACAGGACCGAAGCAATAAATCTCCAGTCCGTTCTGCTTATCTTCGATTCATGACAGCCAATCATCTTTGCCAGACCGCGCTGTGTAAGCGTTGACAGGTTGATGAGTAAATCTGTTTCTGCGCGATCAACGTCGCGCTGTGATAGTTTGCTGTAACTTGTTTGTTCCATTTCTTACTATTTCCATAGGTAAATAATCACTAATACTCATCTTTCGATGAGTGATTAATTAGTTACCGCGTTGTCGGCGGTGCAGATTGATAAAGAGCGGTGTTACTTATGCAGTTGTTTTTTTGTTGCTTGGGAAGGGCTTTATTTCTTCCGCATAAACGCTTCCATCAGCGTTTATAGTTAAAAAAATCTTTCGGCCTGCATGAATGGCCTTGTTGATCGCGCTTTGATATACGCCGAGATCTTTAGCTGTCTTGGTTTGACCAAAGCGCATTGCATAATCTTTCAGGGTTATGCGTTGTTCCATACAACCTCCTTAGTGCATGCAATCATTATCACCGCTAGAGGTAAAATAGTCAACACGCACGGTGTTAGATATTTATCCCTTGCGGTGATAGATTTAACGTATGAGCGCAAAAAAGAAACCGTTAACACAAGAGCAGCTTGAGGACGCACGTCGTCTTAAAGCTATTTATGAAAAAAAGAAAAATGAACTTGGCTTATCTCAGGAATCTGTCGCAGACAAGATGGGGATGGGGCAGTCAGGTGTTGGAGCTTTATTTAATGGCGTCAATGCATTAAATGCTTATAACGCTGCATTGCTTGCAAAAATTCTCAACGTTAGCGTTGAAGAATTTAGCCCTTCAATCGCCAGAGAAATCTACGAGATGTATGAAGCGGTTAGTATGCAGCCATCACTCAGAAGTGAGTATGAGTACCCTGTTTTTTCTCATGTTCAGGCCGGGATGTTCTCGCCTGAGCTTAGAACCTTTACCAAAGGTGATGCGGAGAGATGGGTAAGCACAACCAAAAAAGCCAGTGATTCTGCATTCTGGCTTGAGGTTGAAGGCAACTCAATGACAGCTCCGGCAGGATCGAAACCAAGCTTTCCTGATGGAATGTTAATCTTGGTTGACCCTGAGCAACCTGTTGATCCTGGTGATTTCTGTATCGCTAGACTTGGTGGTGATGAATTCACATTCAAAAAACTGATCAAAGATAGTGGGCAAGTGTTTTTGCAACCACTTAACCCGCAGTTTCCAATCATCCCATGCAATGAGAACTGCAACATTGTAGGCAAGGTTATCGCCAGTCAATGGCCTGAAGAGACGTTTGGATAACACGTAAATGATTAAAGAACGTATTTCTTATATCATTCCGATTGCGATGGATGAAGGCAACCCCGTAACTCCAGTTCTTATCTATGAAATGGATAAAGACTCCCATGAAGTGGATCTGTCATTTGGCGCTTTTTTTATCGGCCTTAAGGCTACAAAAAAATATTCCATAGGCATTGAGGTTTTCAATGCTCAAGAAATACCGATACCAATTGACACAAAACTGTACTCCAACCATAAGTTTTTTACGGTAGCAGAAGCCAACGATGGAGAAACCATCGTATCAACTTCTATGAGAATTAACTTCCCAAGGGTGAAAATTATCAAGCCTGGGATATTCGAAGTTAGAGCATCACTGGTTAATCCTGAGAAAGGCGAAGTAATTGATGTAAAAAGTTCGTTTTTTGACGTGAAGATAACAGGATCAGTTCGCGATGAGTTTAGATAACAAGGTTGCTCAGCTTCGTCCAAATCAAAACATATCTCGCCCAATTGGACACTATTCCACTGATGATGCATACTCTCGGCATGGTGGAGGAAACGGCGGAGGTAACATGCTTGAGGCTAGAGTTGCAAAGCTAGAGTCTGATGTTGAATACATCAAGCGCGATCTCGCTGAGGTAAAATCAGATATAAAATCTGTTGATTCTCGTCTGTCAGGTATTGAGACAAGTATTAGCTCAGCAAAAACCACCATTAAGGCATCTGCGGTCGTTGTCAGTTTCGTGTTCGCATTTTGCGCCTACATTTTTGGAAGTTATGTTTCCAAAATCCTTGATGCCTTAAACGGACTCGTTCTTAAGTAACACACAACCCGGCCTCAGTGCCGGGTTTTCTTTGCCTCTCGATCCCCCTTCCCAACAACACATAACCATTTGTATTTATTGGAAAACTAATAGATACAACTTGCTAAACAGTGCAATTCTGATCCCTCACCTACCTAACAATTCACCCCTGCAAAAAATAAATCCATATAAAAAACATACAGATAACCATCTGCGGTGATAAATTATCTCTGGCGGTGTTGACACAAATACCACTAGCGGTGATACTAAACACATCAGCAGGACGCTGGAAGCCAAACGGAACAGATTGGCATGCTCTTTAACTTCGATGGGGCGCTGACAAAGCGCAAACAGATACCAAACGAGATGGGTTTGGGATTTGATGAATGTGCAGGTCGATGCACTAACGCTTAGCGGTGAGCACCTGCCTTTGGGGCAGGATGGGTAGCCGCAATCAGGAGATCGACACCTGACATCAAATCACCAAAGCCATTTCACATGGAGAAAAGAAAATGCTGGAAATTATCACCAACCCAATTCTCGGTGGGGCAATCATCACTTTCGCAATCGGAATCGGATTCACTATCTGGTCTGAAGTAGATGACTGGATGTGGGAGCGCAAAAACAAATAATCATCGACACACATTCATGTGTGTCTTCACGGAGGTCATCATGGCGGTAATCGTGTACGGGAAATCAACATTCGCAGGAAATGCCAAAACTCGCCGTCATGAGCGGCGCAGAAAGCTGGCTATCGAGCGTGATGCCATCTGCAACATCATTGATTCTATCTTCGGCACAGACAGTGAGGAACCTGTTCAGAAAGGCACGAGAAAGCGTTTAAGCCTTTCTGAAAAAGCAATATCACTCGGCAACATTCGTAACCAAAATACCGACGAATGCAGTGGAAGTATTTGCCTGCCAAACGTAGCCATTTACGCGGCAGGCTACCGGAAATCAAAACAACTGACAGCGAGGTAATTATGGGTCAGGAAGAAAAATATGAGCTTAAAAAGCTCATTGAAGAAGACGCCATAGAAGAAATTGCAGCATTAACAACAGCTATAAAGAATATTAGGTATGCGCTAAATACGCTTATCTCCTCATGCGACAAAAATAGCAGGGAATTTTTGATACTTGGCGCAGCTCTAGGAATAGTTGATGCGGCAACGCTTCACCTAATTACTCATGACGATATTCTTATTGAGCCGTATGAAACACTACTGCTTGTCAGGCAAAAAATGGCTGATGCCGCAGCAAATGGAGACCTTCAACTTTACATCGACTTAAGGAAAGCATTAAGGCGAATGGTCAGAACTGAAGGAGATATCCCCCTGACAAAATAAGGGGGTGAGAGGATTTTACTATTTTTCTCGCTGTAGGGGTACACGAGAACCACCGAGCCTGATGTGGTTAAAAGACAGGCATACTAATAAACACAGCACTGTGTATTCATTCCAACGAGTGAATACACGGAGCAATGTCGCTCGTAACTAAACAGGAGCCGACTTGTTCTGATTATTGGAAATCTTTTTTGCCCTCCAATGTGAGGGCCTTTTTATATGCATACCAATAACGCTTCACTCGAGGCGTTTTCGTTATGCAATCAAACAGAAGGAGCATCCTATGCAACAGTTCGCTATTGCAGGGGCGGCATCGGTTCGCCCTTTCAACCCAATTTTATCGGTGCAGCATTCACGAAAAAACATTTTAACCGGAGCAGACTTTAAACAACCAAGAATGAAAAGTTTGCTCGAAAAGCTTTGGGATATTTTGAAACAACAAGGCCGTCCATGAGTTTTACAGATAACTGGTCAGACGAAGAATTCATTCGTCAGATGAAAGAATTAATCGGTAACGAAGGAGATATTCATGTCACTTGCAACCACAGTGAAGGAGAGCAAGTTACAGAGACGCATGTACACGCAGCAGGCGTTAATGTATCGCCAGAAGGGAGATCGTGAAGGTGTTCGCGTATTTTTAAATGCGGCAAAGACCGAAGTATTAAATCAGCGTTATTTACTTGGGCCGTGTCCATTCTGAGGTGAATTATGGATTTGAATAAATTCAATGAGCCATTCAGCCCTGAAGATATCGAATGGCGAATACAGCAAAGCGGTAAAACACGCGATGGCAAAGTGTGGGCTATGGTGCTGGCTTATGTCACGAACCGGGCAATCATGAAACGCCTGGACGATGTTTGCGGCAAAGCAGGATGGCGCAATGAATACCGCGATATTCCCAACAACGGCGGCGTTGAATGCGGCATATCAATAAAGATTGATTCCGAATGGGTAACCAAATGGGATGCTGCTGAAAACACGCAGGTAGAAGCCGTCAAAGGTGGTCGTTCCGGTGCAATGAAGCGCGCTGCCGTTCAGTGGGGAATCGGTCGGTATCTGTATAACCTTGAGGAAGGTTTCGCACAAACATCTATCGATAAAAAGCAGGGATGGCACAGGGCAAAACTGAAGGATGGAACAGGATTTTACTGGCTCCCTCCATCGCTGCCGGGATGGGCAATCCCAGCATCAGATAACAAACCATCACCAGAAAATACCAACCAGAAATCTCCATCGGTTGACTGCGAACAAATCCTGAAAGACTTCAGCGATTATGCGTCAACAGAAACTGACAAGAAAAAACTCATCGCGCGTTATCAGCATGACTGGCAATTAATGGCTGGCAACGAGGAGGCGCAGGCTAAATGCGTTCAGGTAATGAACATCAGAGTTAACGAACTAAAACAGGCGGCATAAATGGGAAGTAGAGGCGTAAATAAGGTGATCATTATTGGTCGCCTTGGGCATGATCCAGAAATCAGATATTCACCATCAGGAACGGCATTTGCAAACCTTACAGTTGCTACGTCAGAACAATGGCGTGATAAGCAAACTGGAGAGCAAAAGGAGCAGACGGAGTGGCACCGTGTGGTAATGAGCGGGAAACTGGCAGAAATTGCCAGCGAATATCTGCGAAAAGGCTCTGAGGTTTATCTTGAAGGAAAATTGCGGACAAGAAAATGGCAGGATCAAAGCGGACAGGATCGGTTCACTACCGAAGTTATCGTGGGCGTTGGTGGAACCATGCAAATGCTTGGTGGCAAGCAAGGAATCAATGAACAGTCTTCACCTCAGCGAAATAACGGTCAGCAACAAAAACAGCAGCCTCAGAAGCAGGTAAATCACAGCGAACCACCTATGGAGTTTGACGACGATATACCTTTTGCGCCAGTAACCCTCCCCTTCCCTCGTCACGCTATTCACGCAATTTAATCAGGAGAAAATCATGCCAGCGCCTCTGTATGGTGCGGACGACGCGCGCCGCTGTTCCGGCAATTCCGTATTGGAGGTGCTGGAAAATATCAAAAACAATTTCGATGCATTTCTTACTCTGCCACCAGAAACAAAAGCAGAACGGATGTACCGACGCGATATACAACTCGCGCTAAAACAGGAGAAGGACCGAACAAACGAAACAGCAATGAGACCGTTGCGAAAAGCGACAATAGACAAATTCCCTGAATATATCGACCCGCGCCTGCGTAATTACCGCTCACGCTATGGCGCTATCAGTAATGACTGAGGAATTTACCATGAGAGGACTTGCATACAATCCCGGCATTCTTCCGGCGGAAATGATTATTCGTCAACGCGTAAAGCCAATGCCATCGAGAGAGGAATTACTTAAGAGAAATTCTTTTCCTTCAGTGAATAAAAACAAATATCTGAATGCGATGTGGCGGAGTGGTAAGAAATGAAACAAATGACACTAATTGAGATGGATGGTTTTCTGAAAGGCAAATGCATCCCACGAGATTTAAAGGTTAACGAAACAAACGCTGAATATCTGGTGCGTAAATTTGCTGAAGCGGAGGCCAAGTGCGCGGCGCTGGCTGCTGAAGTTGAGGCTGTGAAATCAGCACATCAAGATGCTGTAAACACCATCATGTATACCGCCAATCGAACGGGTGTTTTATACACAGAGAAGGCAATTCAAATGTCCTGCAAAACCCCGGCCACCGACGCCTTCCTGGCTGAAGTGCGGGCGCAGGGGGTAGAGATGATGCGCGAACATCCATCAATCAAACTTTGCTCTTTGACGCACATATGTGACGAGTTAGCCGCCCAGCTTCGCAAAGGAGGCAACCAGTGAGCGAGATTAACTATCAGGCACTGCGTGAGGCGGCACAGAACGCGAAAAATTTAGGTGGGATTAAGAATTACAAGCGAGGCGAGCAAGCTGTTGCCGAATTTAAGTCCTTGATAACGCCACATATTGTGCTGGCGCTTCTGGAAGAACGGGAAAGAAACCTGCAATACATCAAACGCCGTGACCAGGAGAACGAGGATATTGCGCTAACGGTAGGGAAGCTGCGCGTTGAGCTTGAAGCAGCAAAATCAAAACTCAACGAGCAGCGTGAATATTACGAAGGTGTTATCTCGGATGGGAGTAAGCGTATTGCTGAACTGGAAGCACGGGAAATAAAACCAGCCAAAGGTGAAGTTCTTGTCGTTGTTTCTGGTTTTACTGGTTGCGGAAAAAGCGCCATTGCCGGGGAAATAGAAATCGCGATGAAGGCTATTGGTGTACCGGTTAAGTGGACTAATGGCGATGCAGAAAAGCGCATGACTGGCGCTGACTGGCTGACAGCGATTGAGATGTACAAACCAACTGTGCGCATCGTGGAAGTTAATGTGCCACGCGCCGCTGGCATTCGCATCAAAGGAGAGTGATATGGCAACTTTGCAGGAATTAATCGACCTGACGCCAGAACAGGAAAAAGCGTGGAATCGCCTTGTGAAGGCTGTAAAGGATTTCAGGGCAGCCGGAGGAAAGTTTTATAGCGTCCTGGACACGCTGAGCGCATACAACGGCGAGCACGTTGCCAGCATTGATAACGATAAGGGCTACCACACTGCAAGCGTCTATATGCCTAGCATTGATGCGCCAGGGCTAACCAGTTGGGCTGATGATTGGCACGGCATCACGCTGAAAGATGGCGTTGAAGTGGATGAGGACTAACATATGACAACTTTCACCGACAAAGAACTGATTAAAGAAATCAAAGAGCGCATAGGCAGCCTGGACGTTCGAGACAATATTGAGCGCCGTGCTTATGAAATTGCACTGGCATCACTGGAAGCAAAACCAATAGGTGCATTCCACATTGCAGAACAGCAAGTTGACGGCACAAGTGACTACCTCAAGGATGGAGAATGGCCTATTGATAATGGGATTATTGAAGTATACGCCGCCCCTCCAATGCCAGTAGTACCTGAAGAAAAACCAATGCCCAACCCTCTTAAAATGTACGCGGTCGATGCTGTTGCCGCTATTGCAGAGGTGAGAGGCTGGAATGCCTGCCGCGCCGCCATGCTTCAGGGTGTCGAACCTGCAAGTAATCATGAAGAGTTGTCAGAGGAGAACGGATCATCGCTTCAATTGCGCAATTTAATCCGGCAGCGCCATGCTGAATGGTCAGATAAGACGTTTGGCTGTGTTGGTCCAGTTGGCCCGCTGAAACATCTCTCAAAAGAGGCACTGGAAGCCGCAGCCGAACCAGACGATCTTAGCGAGTGGGCTGATATGCAGTTTCTGTTGTGGGATGCACAGCGCCGTGCTGGCATCAGCGATGCTGAAATTACCGCTGCTATGGAAGATAAATTGAAGATCAACATGGAGCGCCAGTGGCCTGAGCCAAAAGATGGTGAGCCTCGCTTGCACATTAAAGAACCCGGCAACTCTCCGGTAACTCCGGATGGTTGGATAAGCTGTAGTGAGCGAATGCCTGAAAAGGGCCAGAACGTGCTTATTTCGGTGAATTTCGATAGCTCTCTGGTTGAACCGCTAATATGCTCCGCACGCTATACCGGAAGCACCTTTCGGCGCGGAGATGCAACGATTAAGCAGGGTAATGGTATTGAGCAAGCAACTCACTGGATGCCGCTACCGGAACCGCCGCAGGAGGTGAAATGATGCTTGGCCTGAAGTATTTTATGTAATTGGTATTGCTATATTTTTATCTGGGGATAAACGAATGTTCTCTCTGATTCAACGTGGTCAGATATACACCGATAGCGCTGGCTATCCAGTAAAAATCATTCGTAGTACTGATCACTCAGTGTTCTTCAAGAGGATGGATGGCTATCCTGGAAGAGTGTGCATCAGAAAATTCAATAATTTATTCGAACACATTGATCACAGAGAATATCACCAGATCCTGGCTGAAACAGAGCAGGAGAACCATCTGAAAAAATTACGTGCCATGCAAAGGAGATAAACCGGTAAAGGTGTTCGCGATAAGGGTGAATATCAGCAATGAATAACAATCCTCGCATTCGCGGGGATTTCTTTTATCTGAACTAGCTACGGCGGGTTTTGTTTTATGGAGATGATAAATGCACTTCCGAGTCACAGGTGAATGGAATGGAGAGCCATTCAACAGAGTTGTCGAAGCAGAGAACATCAACGACTGCTATGACCACTGGATGCTATGGGCGCAGATAGCACATGCAGACGTAACCAATATTCGAATTGAAGAACTGAAAGAACACCAAGCCGCCTGATGGCGGTTTTTTCTTGCGTGTAATTGCGGAGACTTTGCGATGTACTTGACACTTCAGGAGTGGAACGCACGCCAGCGACGTCCAAGAAGCCTTGAAACAGTTCGTCGATGGGTACGCGAGTGCAGGATATTCCCTCCTCCGGTTAAGGATGGAAGAGAGTATCTGTTCCACGAATCAGCGGTAAAGGTTGACTTAAATCGACCAATAACAGGTAGCCTTTTGAAGAGGATCAAAAATGGGAAGAAGGCGAAGTCATGAGCGCCGGGATTTACCCCCTAATCTTTATATAAGAAACAATGGATATTACTGCTACAGGGACCCAAGGACGGGTAAAGAGTTTGGATTAGGCCGAGACAGGAGGATAGCAATCACTGAAGCAATACAGGCCAATATTGAGTTACTCTCAGACAGCGGACGCAAATCACTGATAGACAGAATTAAAGGCGCTGACTCAATCACTCTTCATGTGTGGCTTGACCGATATGAAACAATTCTCAGCGAGAGGGGCATCAGACCGAAAACTCTACTCGACTACGCCAGCAAAATCAGGGCAATCCGAAGAAAATTGCCGGACAAACCGCTCGCTGACATATCAACGAAAGAGGTGGCAGCAATGCTAAACACCTACGTAGCAGAAGGTAAAGCGGCTTCCGCAAAATTAATCAGGTCAACCCTTGTTGACGTTTTTCGTGAGGCAATAGCCGAGGGGCATGTAGCAACGAATCCGGTAACAGCAACCCGTACAGCAAAGTCAGAAGTAAGGCGCTCAAGGCTGACAGCTAATGAGTATGTCGAGATTTACCATGCAGCCGAACCTCTCCCTATCTGGCTAAGGCTGGCGATGGATTTGGCCGTCGTTACAGGGCAGAGAGTCGGCGATTTGTGCAGAATGAAATGGTCAGACATAAACGACAACCATCTTCACATTGAACAGAGTAAAACAGGGGCTAAACTCGCCATTCCGCTAACGCTAACGATTGACGCGCTCAATATCTCATTGGCTGATACACTACAGAAATGCAGGGAGGCCAGCAGCAGTGAAACTATAATCGCATCAAAGCATCACGATCCGCTTTCCCCGAAAACAGTATCAAAGTATTTTACAAAGGCGAGAAATGCATCTGGACTCTCATTTGATGGAAACCCGCCAACATTCCATGAACTGCGTAGCCTGTCAGCGAGGCTATACCGGAACCAGATTGGCGATAAGTTTGCTCAACGTCTTCTCGGGCATAAATCAGACTCAATGGCGGCGCGGTATAGGGACAGCCGTGGACGGGAATGGGACAAAATTGAAATCGACAAATGA